CCCCCGCCAGCCACGACAAGGTATTCCACCGCTGTGACAGGGTAGTTAATGCCGTTACGCCCAGCACTTAAGATTCCACCTACTCGTTTGGACATGATGCTTAAGAGAGTTCTTCGTAGCTAATGGTATAAGTTATTTTAGAAGCTGTGCTGCTAGTAACTACAATCGATCTATCTTCTTCAAGATAGAATGATGTAGACTTATCAGACACAATAAGTGAAGCATCAGGAGGTATTGAGATTGTTGATGCCATTTTAAATGATGTACCTGCACCAGCAGCAGCACCGTTAATAGAAACGGTGGTGTCGAAAGCAGATGTGCCATCAATATTGGCAGCAACAATCATATTAACTTTTAACACCTTACCGCTAGCAGCAGCGTTAGAAAGCAATACATTCTCAGATGTATTAGACGGTGTAAGATAAGCAGTCTTCGCTGTGATTGTAGCGACATTAACGATATTAGGTGCAGCCATTTTTAACTCCTGAGATATTTAATTGCATTTGAAAGAATTTCGGCATCTTCTTTCAAAGCACCGATACCAGTATTACATCCATGACATAATAATCCTCTAACTTTATTAGTTACATGATTATGGTCAGTGTGTAGCCCTCTTAAAGTTGTTGGTATTTGCCCACAAATAGCACACTTACCTTCTTGTTTTTCATACATCATTATATATTCTTCTGGTGTAATTCCATACATTGCTTTTACACGAGATGCTTGTTTTTCAAGAATAGTCTTAGAGTGCCAGTTTTCATTAGTTCTTGTTTTGTGACAAGGTTTGCAATAAGCATTTGTTCTTTTACCTAGTTTAGAAACATAGAAATTTTCTATATTTATATCGCCACACTTAGGACAGAGAGGTGGCTTCTTTGACGCTGATATAACTTTCTCACGATAAGCAGGATCAGCCCATCTTTTAAGGGAACGCTCTCTGGCTAATTGACGCTGTTCTTCAGACCACATCACTAGCCCCCAAAAACTATGCTCATAGCAATGGCTTTACCAGTGGTGAAACCCGCTGGTGTATTAGACAAATCATTATAAGATCCTGAAGAGGCTACAGTTGCCAAACCTAAGTTTGTTCTAGCAGTGGCAGCATTATTAAGATCAGATAAATTATTAGAAACTCTTAAAAACCTAGCATCAGATTGTGTCTGTGTATACACATTAGCCAATTCAAATGCAGCATAAGCAACAATGTCCACTGTGTCACCAGAGGTAGCTCCAGTAGCTAACACAACATTGAGTCCGTCTGTTGCTGTGAAGTCTGAAGTGACAACAAGCTTAACACCGTTTAAATAGACATCAACATATCCAGCATCATATGTAGCTGAGAAGCTTGTCTGTCCTGCTGTTGCTGTGTATACAGTTCTTTCAGAGGTTCCATTAACTGCTGAGCCAGCAGCAACCCAAGAAGAACCCGTGTACACATACATGATGTTAGAAACAGAATTCCAATAGAGAGCACCAGTTAATAAAGCATTGCTGTCATTATCAAGTGTAGGTGCAGAAGTCTTGCTGCCTAGATAACGATCATCAAAAGCATCATAAGAAGCAGCAGCTAGACCAGCTTGAGTGGTAGCAATACCTGCTTGAGTAGTGGCAATACTTGCTTGGGTAGTGGCAATACCTGCTTGAGTGGTAGCAATACCTGCTTGAGTGGTAGCAGTGGCAGCAGAAGCAGCAGCAGTTGTTGTACTACCAAACAACACATCAATGTAATTTTTAGTAGTAGCATCTTGAGCATCTGTAGGATCACCCATACCAGTAATCTTATTAGTACCCATTGCAATAGCACCAGACATTGTGCCACCAGACTTAGCAAGGTTCAATGCATCAGCAGTGTCTACATAAGTTTTGGTAGCAGCATCTTGGTTTGCTGAGGGATTACCAAGACCTGTAATCTTGTTAGTTCCCATTGCAATAGCACCACTCATAGTGCCACCAGCAAGTGCCAGCTTAGTGGCAATTGAGTTTGTTACTGTGGTGGAGAAACTAGCATCATCACCTAAGGCTGCTGCCAGTTCATTCAATGTATCTAAAGCACCGGGAGCACTATCAATTAAGTTTGCAATTGATGTGTCTACATAACCTTTAGTAGCTGCATCGCCTGAATTGGTAGGTGTTGTTAGGTTGGTAATAGTGGCTGCTGAAGAAGCATCCATATTCAAACCACCATTAATAACAACATCATTAAATGTAGATGAACCTGTAGAGGCTGTGACATTACCTGTCACATTACCAGTGACATTACCAACTACAGCACCTGTGTGTGTACCTGTAGTGTTACCAATTACAGCACCTGTAAGGCCACCAACAAAACCAACAGTGGCTGTAACTGTTGTGCCTGTAACAGCTTGTGCAGAAGATCCACCAATCACTGCACCATCAATAGTGCCTGCATTAATATCAGCAGAAGCAATAACTGCTCCTGTATTAACTGTTAAGTTTGTAACTGTAGCGGCTGCTGCAGAAGAAGCACCAATAACTGTTCCATCAATCGTACCTCCATTGATGTCAGCACTGGTAACAGTGATACCAGCAAATACAAAAGTACCTGCTGCATAACCATCTTTAAATCTAAAAGAGCTAGAGCCAAAGTCAATGTCGTTGTTTGTTACAGGTAAGATGGCTCCATCTACAAATCTAATTTGCTCAACAGGACTACCACCCACTTCAACAAACACACCATGTCTGTTATTAACTGTGTCTACAGCAATCTTATTGTTAAAGTCTAAGTCACCAATAACAGGTACAGATGTACCTTCGGCTGCTGTACCATCATGTCTGTGTCCAGTGGAAGCACTGAAAGCATCACGAATAGCATTCAGTTCGTTATTAATAGGCGTGGCTCTAATAACCTCTGTTGCTACAATGTCTGCTGCTGATTGTCTTACATAACCTGTCAAGGTAGTTCTCCTTAGCGCCTGTCGTTCATCGAATAATTCAAGACAAATCCCTGAATTGTGTGACTGGCATTCTGATCATTTGTAACATATTTAAAAGCAATGGAGAATCCAGAGCCTGTAAATGGAGTCTTCACTACTGGTGAAGGATTACCATCATAGATGGCTGTACTATCGTAAATGGCTTCGTTATAATAGGAAGCCGATCCCGTAGTGTTAATATTAAAGTTGGCTGGGTTATACACATTAATACTGTCTTCAAAGTCATAAGTAACAGAGAACACAATGTTAGCTGTACCTTCACTTCTCAAGAATGTACTAATGTTATAGAAGTTCTTTCTAATTGTAGGATCTTGGAAATAATAATAAGGTGTTTGATACACACTTAATATATCCGCACCAGCAAAAGAAGTACCACTTTCTTGCTTATACACCTTACCAGTTTCATCGCCATGAATTACTACTTCGTCAGCACCAATATAACCACTGGTAGCGCAAGTGACAATCATGTTATACAGCAAGCCATACTCATATGTAATGCCACTGTCTGTCTGTCTCAAGCCACCAATAATCCCAAAGATACCTTCACTAGGGGTCAACAATCTAAACTGAGATTTCTTTCTAAGCACAATGGCAGAAAGAGTTTCTGGATCTGTAGTACCGGAAGCTAAGTCAATTAACAAGTCTGAAGCAACAGATTGAATCTTCTTAGAAACTGTTTCCAATTCCACATCGCCAATCTTAGCCGTACCAGCAATAGGACGGAATCCATCAGGACCAAGGAATAACAATGTACCACCCAGTTCTATCACACTGTCAGGAACTAAGCAACCCAAATTTGTTGTAACTTCAGCAACTACAAAATCTGCTATATTCGTACCAGTTAATGTCTTAATCGAATTCTTACCAAAGATGTACAACACATCTCGAAACTGTTTAATCTGTACAATTTCAAAACCAACATTGATGACAGCAGCACCATTAGCTGGGTTGAAATTTGTCTCAGCTAGTGGAGAAGATATGTATAGGTTATAAGGATCTGTAGTATCACCAGCTAAGAATAAATGATTCTTAAATGTAGCAGCATACTTAGGAGAGTTCGGAGCATTAGAATCCGTAATCTGTGTGTATGTTGTACCATCATAAGTAGCTGCTGGATTGATGCCATCAGTAAGGACAAGCTTAGGAGATCCCCAGTTGTATCTCAGAAACCTAACCTTCTTAACTCCTACCATAGTAATAGAGCCGGGAGTAGATATTGCAGACCAAGTAGAAGAAGACTCTACCCACTTATAAAAATAATTAGTACCAGCAGAAGGTTTTCTACATGCAAAGATGTGATCATTAATAGAGTCAGCCACCATCACACCTAGCACATCACCTATGCCAGTGACAGTGCCATAACTATTAGCATATCCACTAATTCTTCTATATCCACCAAAGATAGAAGGTTCATAGTTAATAAGTTGAATTGCGCTACCGGGTGCTGCTTCACTTTGTGAAAGCACATCCCTGTTGGTGTCTAATCCACCAGAACAATTTACCTTATAACCACTAATTCTATCTGCCATTAAAACACTCTAGCTGAGAATGAGGGTGAAACAATAATAGTTGAGCGCATATATAAAGGCTCATCTAACAAGAGTCTACGCATTGTTCTAATACCCATGTCAAACTTATCTTTGTAAATAGTAGCACCTTGTTCATTAGATCTAAACATAAGCATATAGAACATAGCACCGTCTAACAAGACACTAGTAAACCTATCTGGAACAATACAGACATCTGTAGAGATTACTAAATCAGCAGGGAAAGACCAATACTTATATTCAATTTCATAAGCTTGATCAGGCAAAGGAGTCACACCAAACTTAGACTCTTGTGTTTGATAGACATATCTAGACACACCATAACCACCTGTACCGTTCATGTCTTCTTTGGGACGATGATTGTCTAAGTAGTCTGTATAAGTAAGAACAGGAAGATGTTGTGGTTCGTTGTCTGCTGCTGTCAGCTTCTTAAGGTAGAAGCTTTCCCAATCAACAACAGAAGTGTTTGAAGGAAAACTATATTGTCCTGTACCAACTGTAAGTGTTTGAGTATTTGTTGTTAAAGCAAAGGGCCACTCTTGAGCACCATGCATCAATTCCCTAACAGATGAATTGACCGCATTCTTAGCAAGAGCTTGAATGTTCCTAGCACCATCGAATTCAGTGGAGTCTAAAGTGACCTCACCCATTCTTCGTAGCAATTCATTCGTTAAAGAAATGTATGTAGACATATTTTTTAAACAATAAAAGGGAGAGGCCGTTAAGCCCCTCCCAGTATTAACTAGCTATTAAGCCAGTTGCTCACGGTCAACGGAAGCCCGTGCAGGACGACCATCAACATTCATCAACACAGCCCATACACGCACTTCACCAGAGGTGGGAGCAGTAGTTGCAGTGGCAATCAAGAGGTCAATAGTGTCAGCAGTAGCGTTCACGATGGGCTGGAAAGCAGCAGCGTTCTGGGCATAAGCACCAGCAGCAGCAGCGTCAGCATCAAAGCCATCAACGAAGTTGTCAGCGTCAACACCAGTCACGCCCAAATCGAATGTAGTGTCAGAAGACTCACCACCGAGGGCGGTGATAACTTCCATACCAGCATTCAAGATGAGTGTGTTAGCGGGAACACTGAGACATTCGATGACATCAGCAGCAGCCAAGGCAGAGCCTTTAGCTGTAGCTGCAGCAGCGAAGTCAACTGTAACATCGACCAAGTAAGGGACAGCACCANCNGTGCGACCAGCGGAGGCTGCACCAGCCAAAGTTGTAATAGTTGCCATAATGTTTCTCCTTAAGCAGCGTTGTATTTAGCAGTGACGATGCCTTCAGGACGCAAGATTTTGCGACCATAAAGATGCATACCACGCACGATGTCAGCGA